CAATGGTCTGGAGATCAAAGTCTCTCCTGTGGCTCCGCTGGCAATGGCGCAGAACATGGAAGAGATTAACAACATCATCCAGTTTATGCAGCTTACTGCCACGATGGGTGGCGAGGGACAACTTGCTGTTAAGACGGGCGAGTTGATTGATTACATTGGCGACAAGCTTGGTATTCCGTCAGCAGTCAGAAATACAGCCGCAGAGCGTGGCTTCCTAATGGAGCAACAGCAACAAATGATGCTTCAGCAGCAGGCTGCATTGGCAATGGCAGGTCAGCAGCAGACATTGATGGAAGGCCAGCAGCAAGGAGCAATGGGTGGAGTCTAATTTGCAGCACCATTTTGCAGATGGGCTTTACTCTAAAGAATACTTTTTGCCAAAAGGGTGGGCGGTTCCGCAGCACGTCCACTCGTATTCTCATCTGTCTATCTTGGCAAAGGGTGAAGTGGTTGTAGACATAGATGGGGAACAGAAGTTTTACAAGGCTCCTGCCTGCATAGAAATAGAAGCAGATAAGTCGCACGTCATCATTACACAGACAGATACCGTCTGGTACTGCATACACGCGACAGAGCAGGCGGAGGAGGAGGATGGAGTAATCGTGCCAAACAGGGAGGCTTATGGCAGGGTGGGATGATCTGGAGGCAATGCAAGAAGCAATGGCACCTCCGCAATCGAGTGATATGGATAAGCTGTGCTTGCGAGTTTTTGGCACAGAGGAAGGGCAAAAGTTGCTCAAGTGGTTTCGAGAGATAACTATTGAGCAGCCATGCTGGGGACCGGGGAGTGATCCATCCTACGGTTATTTTTTAGAGGGACGATGCTCTTTAGTCAAAGAGGTTGAGTCCCGCATACATAGAGCGAGGAACCTTTGAGCGATAATGAAACGGCAGTCGAGCCTAGTGATTCAGCAGAAGAGTCCACTGGCCTACTTGACAACGTAGAAGCCAGTGAAGACAAAGCTCCTGAAGACAACAAAGCAGCGGCAGTAGATCATCGTGCCGCAGAATCCATTCCCGATGACGAGCCAGTAGACCGGCCTGACTGGTGGCCTGAAAACTTTTGGAACAAAGATAACAACGAGCCAGACCTTGAAGGCATGGCTAAGTCTTGGAAAGACCTTCGCAAGATGGTATCCAAAGGCGCTCACAAAGCCCCACCAGAGGGCAAATACGATGTTTCCGCATTTGGCGAGAACGCAGAACAGCTTGAGTTTGTCCCGATGTTTAAGGACTGGGCTGCTGAAAACGGCGTATCCCAAGCAGCATTTGATGACATTGCCACAAAGCTTAGAGGTATTGCCGAAAATGCAATAGGCGTTCCTGAGATTGATATTCAGGCAGAGCGTAAGGCGCTAGGTCCAAACGCTGATGCTGTTATCAACGGCATGGTCAACTGGGCTAGAGGCTTGGTCAACAAGGGCGTGTGGTCAGCGGAAGACTTCGATGAGTTCAAGATCATGGGTGGTACAGCCCGTGGCATTAAGGCTCTGTCAAAGATCCGCGAAGCCTACGAGGGCAGAATCCCAGTAGACTCTCAACCGATGGAAGGACAGATGTCTGATCTTGAGTTGCAGGCTATGGTAGGCGACCCTAAGTATGAGACTGACCCGTCTTACCGTCAAAAAGTAGAACGCCTATTCCAGAAACGATATGGTTAAATAGGAGTCTCCACTCCTCCACGGAGTTTGCCCCCAGCCGGTCTGGGGGTTTTTTTTGCAAAAAACTATTAAAAAGACTTGCGCAATAGACAAACCTGATTACAATATGTATCCGAGGCATATCAGATTACCGACCCTCAGATGGTTGTACCCAACTGGCTGGCATCCTACTGCAAGCAACCGGCCCGGATCACCGGCTCACCGACAGCGAGAAACCTCTTTATAACTTTGTCAAAAGGTAAACAAAATGGCTATTAATCTGTCTACAGCCTTTGTAACCCTGTTTGATGCGGAAGTTAAGCAAGCCTATCAGGCTTCGGCGGTTCTCCGTCCGGCTGTCCGTATCCGTTCAGGTGTTGAAGGTTCCACCTACAAATTCCCTAAGATCGGCAAGGGTGTTGCTCAAGTCCGTATCCCTCAGACTGACGTTACTCCTCTGAATGTGACCTACTCGCAAGTGACCGCGACTCTGAGCGACTACATCGCTGCTGAGTATTCAGACATCTTTATGCAAGCCAAGGTCAACTTTGATGAGCGTCGTGAGCTGGTCAAGGTTGTGTCGAACGCAATCGGTCGTCGTCAGGATCAACTGATTCTGGATGCTCTGACTGCATCGAGCGCAACTTCGGTTAGCAACGACATCGGTGGTTCTGACACCAACATGAACGTTGCCAAGCTGCGCTCTGCTGCTCAGACGCTGAATGCCAACAACGTCCCTATGGATGGCCGTCACATCATCATCCATGCAAGTTCTTTGGCTTCGCTGTTGTCTGAGACTGCTGTTACCTCGTCTGACTTTAACACTGTCAAGGCGCTGGTTCAGGGCGAAATCAACACATTCTTGGGCTTCACCTTCCACGTTCTGGGTGATCGCACTGAGGGTGGTTTGATTAAGGATGGTTCAAACGACCGTACTTGCTTTGCATTCCATAAAGACGCAGTTGGTCTGGCAGAAGGCATCGCTCCAAAAACTGAGATCAACTATGTGCCAGAGAAGACTTCCTTCCTGATCGCTTCGATGTTCTCGGCTGGTGCTGTGGCGATTGACGATGAAGGTATCGTCAAGATCGTCTGCCGCGAATCTTAATTTAGGAGGCTGACATGGCTTATTCTTCAACTGGTTTTGCGACCATTGGCGCATCGAAGGCTGGCAATGCCCCGTCTTTGTATGCTTACTCCACTGCTGATGCTATCGCTGATATCAACACCAGCGGCTACTTCAACGCAATCGCCAGCATTCTGAATGTTGGTGACGTTATTCTGGTTCGTTCTTCGACTGGCGGTACTCAAGCTCTGACGCTTGTTTATGTCGCAAGCAACGCCTCCGGTGTTGTTGATGTGACTGATGGCCTGACTATCACAGCAACTGATTCCGACTAAGTTTAGTTAGGATCATCCGGGGCCGCTGCCGAAGGAATTTGGTAGTGGCCCCTTATTACATGAGAGGTTGTTATGGCAGCAGGCGATACAGCAGTTGCTATCTGTTCTGACGCACTGATCCTATTAGGCGCAAAACCCATTTCGTCTTTTAACGACGGAACAGACGAGGCAAACTCTTGTGACCGTCTGTATCCTGACGTTCGGGATATGACGCTTTCAGTCTATCCTTGGTCATTTGCATATAATAAAACTCGTTTAGCTAGGCTAATTACTACGCCGGTTAGCGAGTGGAAATATGAATACCAGTTGCCGGGTGATCGTCTCGGCAATCCTCGTGCAGTCTTTGAGACTTCTCAAGCTTACGCTAGACCCGTCAAGGAATGGGAGATCCAAGGCGATAAGCTGCTGACGAACTATGAGGATGTCTACATTGACTATCCTTACCAGACCCCAGAGTTTGCAATGCCGAAATACTTTGTGCAGTTGCTAAAGTATATGATGGCTTGGCATCTGGCATATCCGATTACAGAGCAAGAAGCAAAGACAGGCTATTGGCAAGGTGTCGCAGTTGGCTCACCATCTGAAAATGGTCGTGGTGGGTATATGCGTCAAGCAATGAATATTGATTCGCACGGCCAGCCGCCTCAAGTTATTGAGGATTATGAACTCGTTGCAGTGAGATACTAATGCCACGATTTATTGATTTCCAGACGAACTTTAGCACTGGGGAACTTGACCCTCTGCTACGCTCTCGTGTGGATATCCCGCAGTATGAGAATGCGCTGGCAAAGGCTACCAACGTCATCATCCAGCCGCAGGGTGGCGCTCGTCGCCGTCCCGGCACAAAGCATATCTTTGAGTTGCCCAACTCAAGTACGCCATCAGCAGCCAATGGCGTTCGCCTGATCTCCTTTGAGTTCTCGGTAGATGACAGTTATATGCTGTGCTTTGTGGCTGGCAGGATGTATGTCATCAAAGATGGTGCGGTTATAACCGCTATTAATGGTGGGGCGAATAATTACCTGACGGTTTCTGCCATTACTGGCCCAATGCTGTCATCGTTGTGCTGGACGCAATCGGCTGACACATTGATCGTTGTCCACCCAGATTTGCAGCCAATTAAGATTGTGCGTGGCGGTACAGATGCGACTTGGACGGCTAGTACGATTACGTTTGACTCTATTCCTAAGTACGCATTTACCCAAACATTTACCAACCCAGCGGCAACCCTGACTCCATCGGCGGTGTCTGGCAACATTACGTTGACCGCTGGCTCGTCCGTGTTCTCATCTACTCACGTCAACCAGTACATTAATGTCAATCCACAAGGCCGAATCAGAATTACAAAATACATTAGTGGCACGGTAGTTGAGGGCATTACTGAATTTCCATTCTTTAACACTACGGCTGTCGCTTCTGGCGATTGGGAACTGGAGACGGGTTATGAGGATGTCTGGTCATCTGGCAAAGGCTGGCCTCGCAGTGTATCGTTCCATGAAGGTCGGCTCTATTTCGGCGGCTCTAAGTCACGCCCGTCTACGATCTGGGGCAGTAAGGTGGCCCTCTTCTTTGACTTTAAACCGTCTGAGTTTTTGGATGATGATGCTGTTGAAGCTACCCTTGATACTAATCAGCTTAATATTATTGTTGACATTATCTCTGGTCGCGACTTGCAGGTCTTCACCACGGGCGGCGAGTTTTACGTTCCACAGCAAGGCACAGACCCGATTACTCCGCTGACGTTTACATTTAAGCAGGTCAGCCGCAATGGCACAAAGGTTGGCACACGGGTCGAGTCACTAGAGTCTGGCTCCCTGTTTATACAAAAGCAAGGTAAGGCGCTTAACGAATTCTTATTCTCCGATACGCAACTGACTTATATATCACAAAGGATATCGTTGCTATCTGGGCATCTACTTAAAAACCCCAGTCGCATTTCTTTGCGTAGAGCGACCTCTACCGATGAGGGTGATTTGCTTTTGTTGATAAACGCTACTGAT